CCTTCGGATGACCCACGTAAATATAGATAGAAAGAACCTAGTACTAATGGCTAGTTTACCCCTTACGCTTTAAATTATTGGCAACATTAACCTGTAATTGTCTGCGTAGGTACAGACCAAATGTTTTCTGTATAGCTGCTTCTGCTTCCTTCTTAGCAGGAAATATAGGACTGTATGAAGTTGTGGATTGTGCAATAAATAATGCTGACAGTTTGTTACCACGCTCCCTTCTATACACACCAGCAGGTCTATTACCACCTTTAGGCTTACCTATAAATACATTATTGCCAGAAGTATTTGTAGATCCTACTGCAGTAATAATTTTATTTATTGTAGTCTTACTGATGTTGCCATACCTGTCACGCTTTAATGCTCTTGTAGGAACTAATCGTGAATTACCTGGAATGTTGGTAGCAGTTGGATGTTTAACAAATAATGCATCATACTTCTGTTGTCTATCACCACCAAATATATTTCCACCTAAATATCTTTCTCTGCTGTATGGTTTATCTTTTGTAAGTATTGTAGATGACAGTGTGGCTTTTCTAGCTATGGTTGCTCTGAATCCCTTTTGTGTCTGTGGCTTTGGTCTATCTAGGTAACGCCTTGATGAACCTGCCAACCTGTTTAAGGCTGACTTCTGTTTACTGCCTGCTATAAACTTAGAACCCTGTACAGAAGCATTTATAGCCTGTGCAATAGAGAATGGTAATTGTTTTGTATGTTGGTTAGTCCATTTAGTAGCCTGTGGCAGTTGTGATTTTATATCTAATTTTATAGCCATCTAAAAGGGAATATCTGCTGTTTCCAGTGTAGGTGTTTCTTGCTGTCTTTTTTCTGGAAAAATAAATTCATTAACAGAAACTTGTAATGCCTTTTTGGTTTCTCCTTCTTCATTTGTATATTCAGTATATTTTGCATTACCAGATACACAGACTAAACAACCTTTTTTATAAGCTTCTAATATGCTTTCATAACGCTTACCCCATACCTGACATTTTATAAAAGAGGTTTCATCTCTAGGATGTGATACAGCAATAGTAAATTCTGCTAGATCATAAGCCCCTGCTTTTTTATACTCAGCGTCTTTAGTTAAACGCCCTGCGATTGATACATTAAACATTGTTTTCTGTTAAGTGTGTTGCTATCAGGTGATTAATACCTGATGAATAATTAAAGTTGTTTTGTTTACAGTAAGCAAGAAAAACTCTGTGATTAACAGGAGTAAGTTTTGCAGAAACTAAATGCCTGTTCTTCCAGTTTGATGCTGCAACATCTATGGGTCTTGTTTCTAAGGGTTCGTTAATCATGTGTTGGCACTGATCCATTCTTCTATATATGTTACGTGCAATGGCTTGGTAATGTTTTGCGATAGTTGTGTTTTTCTATCAAAGTTAAATTCAATATAAAGAGCATCAGCTAAAGTATTATATAATTTTTTATCTTTTATTAATAATTTACCTATTAGTTTTAAATAGTAGTCTTTTGTTTCTTTGTCTAATACTTGTGGCATACCTACTGCTTTATTCTTTGTTATTGGTATAACTTTATCCTGTTGTACGTCAGGATTATATATCTGTCCGTCATGGTCTGGAATACCTGCAGTAAGGTTTAATAAACCTAATAATAGGTATCGTTTAAAGTATGTTAATGCTTGCCCTGTACTGTATAACTCATTTTTAGCGATACCTTTAGGTAACAGTATTTCAGAAGGAGGTAATGACTCTCCTGATATGTGTAGTAGCTGTACAGAAAGTATGTTGTTATTTTCTACTATCTTTGTTGTGTTTGTTACTATTAGACCATTCTTGGCTAAGACAGGGTTAACAACAGATAATACACCAGAAAGATCAGCAAACTTGCCATACTGTGCATCAGATTCCTCTTTTATTGTTCCAACTTCCTGGATAAACTTACAAAGTGCTGCTGTTATTTCTTTTGACAAGATAAAAAAATATATATATCTAAGATTATAGCTAGTGTATACCCCTATGGCAATCACATGTATAAATA